CTTACGGCTGGGCTTTCTGTTTAGTTCTACATTACAAGTGGAACTCCAAATTCACAACACCTGTTCAGTGGGAGTCCGATTTCTGCGTGGATGAACGCCGGAGGGCTAAAATTCGTGCTGAAGCTTCCATTGACAGGTCATCTGAAATTCATTGCGTTCCGAAGGTTCGGTTGACGCGTGCAGGGCCACTGTGTCGGTGCCCATCCACGTCGTCGCGCCACCGCAGCGTCATCCCCGTAGTGTGCCGGCAGTGTGAGCACAACGTGATCGTGGGATTGGAGCAGCGCGCAATGCAGCCCGTACCAGCGTGTGACACTGGTTTCGTGCGGAAGGTGAACGCTTTTAAGCGAGAGTTGTGGAAGGGGGTTAGGATAGAGCCAACCCCTAGGGACGAGTGGTTGAGTAGGTACCCTGCTGGACGACGGAAGGAGATTGAGAGGGGATTCACACAAGACACACGGCATGCCCGGAAGGTCTTTGTGAAGGCCCAGAAAGAGCTCAACCCTGACCCGACTCCGCGGATCATCACCGCCTCTCATGTCTCCCTACTGGCCAGGGTCGGTCCATATGTGCACGCCTACACGAAGAAGCTCAAGCAGCTCCTGACAGTGCAGTGCCTTCGGCCGAACCATACATTCTTGTACTCGACGGGGGAGTCACTTGATAGTATATCGGGCATGGTTGCCGATTGGCTGGTGGGGAGGAAGAGAGTGAGGGTATTCGTACTTGATTGCGAACGCTGGGAGCAGTATTGCAAGCACCTGCTGGATGGTGAAAACGTCACGTTCCGTGCCGTCTTCCCTCGCTGGGTTGCAAATCTCTTGGCGCAAGCTGTCAGGGTAACGGGCCGGTGGTACGGCTTACGATACACAACGTCTGGTAATCGCAACAGTGGCGACACTACTACCTCTGCAGCCAACACTGAGGGGAACGTCGCCATTGCCTCAGAGGCGATACCTGATCTCGAAGCGCTTATGCTTGTTCAAGGCGATGACAACACTGTTCTGGTTGACGAAGCGGACACTGTTGACGTCGTAGGGGCATTTGACGCGGCTTACCGTGCCATGGGGATGAAACCTGGCACTTTCGAGGTTCCTTTGGATCAGATCGAATTCTGCTCACAATTTTTCTGGATAACGGCTGAGGGAAACTACTTGTTAGGTCCTCTCCCCGGCCGTGTGCTCGCGAAGTACTTCTGGTATGTGGGGCGCCTGAACCAGGCGGGTGCGATGACGCACCTGCGACGGTTGCTGGTGACCACTGCTAACGATTGGTCTCATGTGCCCGTTTTGGCTGCAATGAGCCGCGTCCTAATCTCACTGGTTGGTGGATTAGAGGGAGTGAAGGAGATTCCG